CGCAACCGCAGTCGTTAACCAAGGTCAATTTATGGTCAAGGCAGCAAACCTGCCTGCATCACAACTCGGTGTGATCGAAGTACCCTTTCGTGGTAGAGTGCTCAAGGTTGCGGGAGACCGCACCTTTGAGCCCTGGACCATTACGGTTCTCAATGACACCGACTTTATGATTCGTGAAGCCATGGAATCATGGGTTCGTGCAATCAATAAAGAACAAGAGAACACAGGTTTGCAGAATCCTGCAGACTATCAAGCAGACATGGTTGTTACTCAACTAGATCGTGAGGGTGCAGAAATTGCATCGTACCGTTTCTACGGTACATTCCCCACGAACGTTTCGGCTATTGACTTAGCATTCGACTCCAACGATACCGTTGAAGAATTCACTGTTGAACTACAAGTTCAGTGGTGGGAAAACGAAGGCAAGGCCAAGAGAAAATCCTCAAATAGGATCAGTCGTTGATCAACTAAATAGAACGTAAGCAAACTAGAGTAATATAATGGCACAAGAGAATAATAATACTTCTCTGTTTGGATTTTCACTCAGTAGGCGTAAGGATGCTGTCCCTAAAAAGGCAGCATCCTTTGTTCCTAAGGACTCATCTGATGCTTCCGCACCCATCGTAGCAGGTGGATATTTCGGGCAATACGTTGACATGGAAGGTCACGTAAAGAATGAATGGGAACTTATCATGAGATATCGTGATATGTCCATTCATCCCGAATGTGATGCTGCTATTGATGATATTGTAAATGAAACTATTGCAGGGGAACTAGACGACTCACCCGTGGAGATCGAACTATCCAACCTTCCTAAAGTTAGTCAATCACTAAAGACTAAGATCAGGGAGGAGTTTCACTATGTCTTGCGTTTGCTAGATTTTGACCAAAGAGCATACGACATTTTCCGTCGATGGTATATTGATGGTAGAATTTTCTACCATAAAGTTATTGACTTAGAGAACCCAAAGAAAGGTATCTGCGAACTCAGATATATTGACCCTCGCAAGATTCGCAAGGTCAAAGAGATCATGAAGCAGGATACTCGTGACATGGCACCCCAGCAGCAAGAGATTAGAATGGGGCAAAAGACTGCAGAATATTATATCTACAACCAAAAAGGTATTAGAGGTAATGACAATACTGGTGTGAAGATCGCACCTGATGCAATTACATATTGTCATTCAAGCATTGTTGATATGAACAAGAATATGGTTCTATCACATTTGCACAAAGCAATCAAAGCATTGAATCAACTGAGAATGATCGAAGATTCTCTGGTGATTTATAGACTATCAAGAGCACCCGAACGTCGTATTTTCTACATCGATGTGGGTAATCTTCCCAAGGTAAAGGCAGAACAGTACCTTAAGGAAGTGATGTCTCGTTATCGTAATAAGTTAGTATACGATGCATCAACTGGTGAGATTCGTGATGACAGAAAGTACATGTCAATGCTAGAAGATTTCTGGCTCCCCCGTCGTGAAGGTGGACGTGGTACAGAAATCACAACTCTTCCTGGTGGACAGAACTTAGGTGAACTAGAAGACGTTAAGTATTTCCAGAAGAAACTATATAAAGCACTCAATGTTCCTCCTTCTAGAATTGAGTCTGACAGCACTTTCAACATTGGTAGATCTGCAGAGATCACCAGAGATGAGGTAAAGTTCCAAAAGTTTGTCACCCGTCTTCGCAAGAATTTCTCCCTACTCTTCAATGATATCCTCAAGACCCAATTGGTTCTGAAAGGAATTATCACCCTGGAAGACTGGGATGATATGAAAGAGCATATCCAATATGATTACGTTGCAGATAATCATTTCTCTGAACTAAAGCAGAATGAAATGATTAACGAACGACTTACCATTGCTACCACTATGGATCAGTTTGTTGGTAAATTCTATTCTGTAGAACATATCCGTCGTCAAGTCCTCAAACAAACTGAGGCTGAGATGAAAGAGATTGATGAGCAGATTGAAAAAGAAAAGGAAGCAGGTATTATTGTGGATCCCATGGAAGCTGAAATGGCAGCTGGGATGGATATGGAAGCAGGACAAGGTGAAGTTGTTGCCGATGATCCTGCCGCAAGTGGTGCTCCCGCTCCACAGGGTATCGACCCTAAAGACTATAAAAAGGGAGAGTTCTAAATAATTATATCGAAAGAGGATATTATGCCAAGTGATGCTGCTATGAATATTGTTAATACCGTCTTTACTGGCGGTAGTAAAGCTGATGTGATTGACCAAATTGGTGATCAACTCTCTGCAGTTGCTTCTAGCAAGATTGAAGCAGAGAAAGAGAGAGTAATGGCCCACTTTAGTCAGATCACTCAACCACTAAAAGATATTGAGGACGAGCTAACTGTCCAAGATTGTGATCCCGCTACTGGTCTACCTTACGAGACAGAAGAGGAATCTAGTGATGAACAACCCGATGACCCCCAGGAAGAATGAAACTAATTACCGAGCAAATCGAAAACGTAGAGATTCTTGTCGAAGAAAGGAATGGCAAAAAATCCCTATATATTGAGGGTGTTTTCCTTCAAGGGGACATCACAAACAGAAATGGTCGTCGGTATCCCATGGATACCCTTCGCAAAGAAGTAGACCGTTATAACAAAACTTTCATCGAGAGCTCTAGAGCACTTGGTGAACTGGGTCACCCTGATGGACCAACTGTGAATCTCGACCGTGTGTCGCATCGTATTATTTCTCTTAGAGAGGATGGTACTAATTTTATTGGGAAAGCAAAGATCCTTAATACCCCTATGGGCAAGATTGCTCAATCCCTTCTAGACGAAGGTGTGAAACTCGGTGTCTCTTCTAGAGGCATTGGTTCCTTAGTCAAGCAAGAAGGTTGCAATGTTGTCGGTGACGACTTTATGTTAGCAACAGCTGCTGACATTGTTGCAGACCCTTCGGCACCTGATGCTTTCGTTGAAGGAATCATGGAAGGGAGAGAATGGGTATGGGACGGTGGAAAACTCAGAGAACAGAGAGTTGCTAGGTACAAACGTTCAATTAACGAATCTGTTAAGAGAAGGAACTTGGAACAAGCAAAACTTTCCGCGTTCAATGATTTCATCAAAAATCTTTGACCTATAAATAATCTTAGAAATTAGAAAACTATCCGACCAGGAGAAATATACCAATGTCACAAGAGACAGATCTACAGCAATCGGAGGTCATTGACGAAAACGTCGTGACTAAAGGTGCAAAACCAGCAGAAAAAATGGACTCATCGAAAGGTGGTTCAGAGGATCTGGGTGGACCCGACGTTAAAACCGTTAAACCCGATTCTGATTCTGCTGCTATTGGTAAGAGAGCAAGTGCGAAAGCAACTAAAACTAATGCTCCTTCAACCAAGCCTTCTGATGCATCTTCAAAAACTGAAGAAGCAGAAGTAGAAGCAGAAGAAGTCATTGCAGAAGATGAAGAGTTCGACGGATATGAAGTCGTTGTCGATATCTCTGATGACGTTAATGCCCTCGTAGAGGGTGAAGATCTTTCCGAAGAGTTCAAAAATAAGGCTGCTACAATTTTTGAAGCAGCAGTTAAGACCAAAATTCAAGAAGAACTTGAATTGGTGCACTCAGCTTATGAAGAAACTCTTGAGGAAGAACTCACGAAAACTCGTGAGGAACTTGCCGAGCAGGTTGACGAGTTCTTAAACTATGTCGCAACCCAGTGGATGTCTGATAACGAACTGGCTATCGAACATGGTATCAAGAATGATATCGCAGAAAACCTAATCAATGGCATGAAGAGCCTTTTCTCTGAGAACTATATTGAAGTTCCTGAGCAAAAGTTCGACCTATTCGATGATATGGTCGAAAAACTAGATGAGATGGAAGCTAAACTCAACGAGCAGATCGAGACTAATGTCGATCTGAATCGTCAACTTGGTGAGCAAGTTAAGCATGGGATCGTGGCATCTATTGCAGACGGACTAGCAGATACCCAAAAGGAAAAGCTAGCAGGTCTTGCAGAAAATGTTGAGTTTTATGGTGAAGATCAATATCGTGAGAAGGTACAGATGCTGAAGGAATCTTATTTCCATCGTGGAGCATCCGCACCGACTGAAGACATCGAAGTTGATCAGGGAACTCTTCCTGGGTCCTCAATGGACGGTTACGTCCGTGCCTTAGGACGTTTCAACTGATACAACTTTATAAATAAAAACAAACCCTTCAATTTTACCCTTTAAGGAGAAACAAGCAAATGTTCCGTTCCGAACAATTGCAGGAGAAGTGGGCACCTGTTCTTGATCATAGCGATCTTCCTAATATCGCCGACAAGTACAAGAAAGCCGTTACTTCCGTCCTGCTAGAAAACCAAGAAAAATTCCTTGCTGAAGAGCGTGGAATGATTACCGAAGCAGCACCAACAATGTCTGCTGCTGGTGGTTTCACAGGTGGCAGCACAGCAACAGGTCCAACCGCAGGTTTCGACCCCGTGCTGATCAGCCTGATCCGTCGTTCTATGCCTCAACTGATTGCATATGACATTTGTGGCGTCCAGCCGATGACTGGTCCTACAGGTCTCATCTTTGCAATGCGTTCACGTTACGGTACAAACCGTACTGGTGGTGCAGAAGCATTCTTCAACGAAGCAGATACCGAGTTCTCATCAGAGAACAGTGGTGATTCACTGGCTTCCAACGATCAGACTGGAAGCAACCCCAAGCTTCTCAACGATGCTGGAACCTACACCCAAGGTGGTCAAGGTATGACCACTGCTCAGGGTGAAGCACTGGGAGATGGCACCTCAGGTAATGAGTTTGCCGAAATGAACTTCTCAATCGAGAAGGTCACTGTATCTGCCAAGACACGTGCTCTGAAAGCAGAATACACCCTGGAACTGGCTCAGGATCTCAAGGCAATTCATGGTCTTGATGCCGAGTCTGAACTGGCAAACATCCTCAGCACTGAAGTGCTGGCAGAAATCAACCGTGAGGTTGTTCGTACCATCTACCGCATTGCACGTCCTGGTGCACAAAACAATGTGGCAACAACTGGTACTTTCGATCTTGACGTTGATTCAAACGGTCGTTGGTCAGTTGAGAAGTTCAAAGGACTTCTTTTCCAAATCGAACGTGACGCAAACGCAATTGGTCACGAGACTCGTCGTGGGAAGGGCAACATCCTCATCTGCTCTGCAGATGTAGCATCTGCTCTGTCCATGGCTGGTGTGCTTGACTATGCACCTGCCCTTGCAGGCAACAACGGTCTTATCCCCGATGACACCTCCAGCACTCTGGTTGGTACACTCAACGGTCGTATTAAGGTCTACGTTGATCCTTACTCAGCAAACGTTGCTGATGATCACTTCTATGTTGCTGGTTACAAAGGTTCCAGTGCATATGATGCAGGTATGTTCTACTGCCCATACGTTCCTCTCCAGATGGTTCGTGCCGTGGGTCAGAACAGCTTCCAGCCCAAAATCGGATTCAAGACCCGTTATGGTATGGTTGCTAACCCATTCGCAGAAGGCACCAGCCAAGGTGCAGGTGCACTTAATGCAAATGCAAACCGTTACTACAGACGTGTTAAGGTTGCTAACCTTATGTGAGTCAGGTTGTTGTGGGGCAGCATGTCCCACATGCCCTTTCAGACCCCCTACAAGGGGGTCTTTTTTATGCTTAGGTATAAATTAGTAGGCATTAATATTCTTTACCTAATACACCGATTGTGTTCAAATGAATACAAAAGTGATATAATTAGATTCAACTGAATGAGGTGCATATGTAATGAGATTTTCCCTTTCTATATCATATGTAAATTTGCACGAGGTTTGTATGCGGTCTCTCATGAATCAAAGTCAATTTAATGAGTGGCGTCACTTTGAAGACACCCTAGACGAAGCGACGTTAGAACATCAAAAAATTAATGATTACTATACTTGTTTAATTGAATGCGATGCATTAAACCAAAGTCGATGTAAGAGGATATGTAAAACAGTTCTTATGTAGTGCGAGATCAAGACCCCAAACAGGGGTCTTTTTTAATGACTAAATATAGTTGTCACTAGTCTTTGAGTCATGGGTTGGTATAACAAACAACTAACAAATAGAAATTATCTAAGTCCTGGTGGATTTAAGTTCTTGCTGGATCGTTCACCTAAGACTAGTTTCTTATGTAAGACTGCAGTGATTCCTGAAATCACAATCGGTGTTATCGAAAGAGCTACACCTTTTGTCAATGTTCCTTCTGAAGGAAACATTCAGTTTGGATCATTCTCTATCGAATTTCTAGTTGATGAAAACCTAGAAAATTATTTGGAGATTCACAATTGGATTCGTGGAATGGGTGTACCTGAAAGTTTTGACGAAAGAAAAGAATTTAATAACAAATATAGCATCGGAAATATGCTAACCAACTTTGAAATTGTCACCAGTGATGCTACACTAGAAGTATTAAACAACAATCTAAATCCTACTTTTGATATTGTATTTAAAAATTTATTCCCCATCTCATTAGGTTCTCTACCGTTTGATGTCAGCATTGGGGATATTGAACCACTATCAGCAACAGTGACATTTAGATATCTTGCTTACGAAATTAGAACTGTTAATAAAGGAACTCGGATTAAATCATGAATCTAGACCAACTACAAGATGAATGGCGTGAAGATTGTAAAATTGATAAAGACTACGAAAAACTAGCAGACGTATCCCGTCAAGTCCCTTCACTTCATGCAAAATATCTAGAATATTATAATAACTTTTCTCTCATGAAAAAGGAACGAGAGATGAGATATAAAAATCTTCTTCGTGAGAAAACTGAATACTACCTAGGCAAAGCACCTGCCCGAGTGTATGCAGAGAAACCCTTTGACCTTAAGATTCTTAAACAAGATCTGCCATTGTACATGGAATCTGATGAAGAAATTCAGAATGCAATAATCAAATTAGAGTATCTGAGTACCATCATAAATACTTGCGATAGTATTTTACGAATGATTAACGGTAGAACTTACCAGATCAAAAATGTTATCGAATGTGAAAAGTATTTTGGTATACAATGAGAGTTGCAATTTCCAAGAAGAATGAAGTTTACTTAAGAATTTCTGCACCACCTCATATAAATTATGAGTTGTCTGATTACTTTACGTTTGATGTTCCAAATGCAAAGTATCTAAGATCCCAAAGAAAATACAAATGGTGGGACGGCAAAATTAAACTATACTCCCCAGGTACAGGTGAACTGTATGTGGGACTCTTTCCATATCTGATAGAGTGGTTACAACAAAATGACTATGAATACGAGGTCAAGGATAGTAAGTATTATGGTCTCCCCGTACAAGAGACTGACAATGTAAATCACCTTGCCATCAAGGGGTTTCTAAGAACATTAAATCTCAAGCATCAAGCAAGAGACTATCAAGTTGATGCAATCTTTCAAGCAATTAAATACCAACGTAGATTGATTCTGTCACCTACGGCATCTGGTAAGTCCATGATGATCTATGGATTGATCAGATGGCACATGAGGTATGACAGACAGATTCTATTGATTGTACCTACCACATCTCTGGTAGAACAGATGTACAAAGATTTTGAGGAGTATGGTTGGCAAGCATCAACATACTGCCATAAGATCTATGGTGGTAAAGATAGGTATGACCAGACAAAACCTGTAGTGATATCTACGTGGCAGTCTATTCATAAAGAATCTAGAGAGTGGTTTGATAGATTTGATGTGGTGATTGGAGATGAAGCACACAACTTCCAGGCAAAGTCTCTAACAAATATTCTCACAAAGATGCACCAATGTAAACATCGTATCGGATTCACTGGTACATTGTCAGGTGCAAAGACACACCAGTTAGTTCTAGAAGGATTGTTTGGTAAGGTCAACAAAGTTACAAAGACATCCGATCTACAACGTGCAGGATACCTATCAAAATTAAGAATCAAAGTTATAGTTCTTAGACATGCTAGTCAGAAGTTTGAGAATTTTCAGGAAGAGATGGACTATATCGTTGAGCACGATCAACGTAATAGGTTTATAAAAAATCTTGCTAAGGATCTTCCTGGTAATACACTTATACTATTCAACCTGGTAGAGAAGCATGGAGACCCTCTTTTTGAACTGATAAATAGTAGCATCACAGATAGACCAGTTCATTATGTAACAGGTGAAGTCGATGTAGAAGAACGTGAACGAATTAGGGAACTGACAGAAACAACTGAACGTTCTCTAATTGTTGCTTCCTACGGAACTTTCTCCACAGGAATTAATATAAAGAATCTTCACAACGTTATATTTGCTTCTCCTTCCAAGTCAAAGATTCGCAACTTGCAATCAATTGGAAGGGTTCTTCGGAAAGGTGAGAACAAAACAACTGCAACTCTATATGATATTGCGGATGATATTTCTGGTAATCACTACCGAAACTACACTCTCAATCACATGATTGAACGTATAAAAATATATAACGAAGAAGACTTTGATTATGAGATCATAGAAGTCAAACTAAAGGACAAGAATGATTAACTACATTAAAAAAGACGAAGAGTTTCTGGGAATTATTAAACTTCAAACTCGGGAAGAGATCATTGCTAAGGTTTTAGTCTCGGACGAAGATGAAGAAACATCAATGGTTCTCATTTCAGAACCCGTGGTGGCAACAACTTTTAAAAAGAAAGTTGAAGATGACGAGGGTTTGAAAGAAATTATTGGTGTTACATTTAGTAAGTGGATGCAGTTTTCTGATGCAGAGTTTTTTGTATTGAAAGAAGAAGACATTATTACTATTGCCCCTGTCTCTGACGAAATGTCACATTACTACACCTTGTTTCAAGTACAAGAGTCTGACATTGAAGTTGAACAAATTGAACCAGAAAATGTGAAAGGGTACGTTGATACGATTTCTTCCTTCAAAAAGAAATTAGAAAACATATATAAGCTCTAAATCTCTGAACCCTCTACAAGGATTATTGTACATAGAAAATGTCATATTGTCAATACCTTGACACTAAGATAATTCTTTGTTATAATGCGGTCAACGGTGATAAAGATAAACAATGTACACCACAATGCCAGCAAAAAAGAAAGAACACTATCTAAACAATAAGGAGTTTCTTGCTGCACTCATTGAGTATAAAACCTCTGTGAAGTATGCTAAAGAGAACAATCTAGAGAAACCTCGTATCACTAATTATTTGGGCGGGTGCTTTCTAAAAATTGCTACACATCTTTCATATCGTCCTAACTTCATTAACTACATGTATAAGGATGACATGGTTTGTGACGGTATTGAGAACTGCATTCAATACATTGATAACTTTGATCATAACAAATCTTCAAATCCGTTTGCATATTTCACACAGATTGTGTTCTATGCATTCCTGAGACGCATTGCCAAAGAGAAAAGGCAACTGGATATTCGACAGAAGATTGTTGACAAACTAGATTACAGTCAGTTATTCTACGGTGATGTAGATGATGTTGCTGCTATGGCAGATATGAATAGCATCAAAGAACAAATTAACTCGTCATATTATAATCGATGAAAGTCCTTTTGATTACCGATCAACACTTCGGAGTTCGTAATGACAACCAAACTTTCCAAGAAATTTATAAGGAATACTACAGTTCAATAGTCATTCCTTTTATCAAAAAGAATAATATCAAGAACATCATCTGTCTGGGTGACACCTTCGACAAGAGAAAGTCAATTAACTTTCAGTCTCTAGATGCAGCAAAAGAAATGTGGTTTGATCCACTGCAGGAGATGGGTGTTCATATGTGGATGTTGGTGGGTAATCATGACATCTACTATAAGAATACAGTACAGGTCAATGCACCAAATCTGTTGCTGAACGAATATACCAACATCACAGTCATTGATAAGGTTACTGATATTACTATCGATAACACTGACATCACGATGATGCCTTGGATCTGTGATGATAACATGCAAGAGATTATGTCTGCTATCAAAGAAACTGATAGTAAGATTTGCATGGGACACTTAGAACTGAAAGGTTTCATGGCACACCCTGGTTATGTGCATGAGCATGGACTTGACATGGCTATGTTCAGTAAGTTTGATGTTGTTTGCTCTGGTCATTATCACACCAAGTCAACCAATGGTAATATCAACTACCTGGGTAATCCCTATCAGTTGTATTGGAATGACGTGTACGATGATCGTGGATTCCATATCTTAGATACCAAGACATCTAAACTTAAGTTCCATAAGAATCCAATCAATATATTTGAAAAGATTGTGTATGATGATGGTGTCAGCAATCTACCTGAACTAAAGAATAGGTATGTAAAACTTATCGTACAGAAGAAGACAGACTTCCACAAGTTTGACAATTTCGTCAAATCACTGTATGATATGGGTGTTGCAGATCTAAAAATTATTGAGGATCTGACTGTCGAACTATCTGATCTCGACGAAGATGTTGAGACTGAGGATACTCTTACTCTACTCGAAAACTATATTCATGAAGTTGACACTGATATAGATAAGGGGATGGTTAAGGATATCGTCAAGTCTCTCTATCAAGAAGCTGTAGCACTATGATGGTCTATATTCTAGTATCGGAAAAAAAGGGTGGTGTCTATGCTACTGTAAACAATGTGACCAATGCAAAGGTTGTACAGATGTTTACGGTGGAGGATGATGCTGAGAGATTTCGTCTCTTACTAGAAGCAGATGAGAAGGAACAAGATCTACAAGTGCAATGTACAGAAAAAGAAACTGTAATCAACAACTGTAAAGTATTTGGATACAGTTTTTCAATTATAGACTCTGACGAATTTATTATCCCAACATGATTGTTTTTGAAAAAATTCGGTGGAAGAACTTCCTGAGTACAGGTAATCAGTTCACTGAAGTTAAGTTGAACCCACAGAGAGGAACACTCATTGTTGGGCAGAATGGTGCTGGCAAGTCTACTATTCTTGACGCACTTACGTTTGTTCTATTCAACAAACCATTCCGTAAGATTAACAAACCCCAACTAGTAAACTCTATCAATGAGAAAGACTGTCTCGTAGAGATTGAGTTTGTAATTGGTAAGAACGAATATAAAGTTGTGCGTGGTATTAAACCTAACAGGTTTGAGATTCATCGCAATGACACCCTTATTGATCAAGATGCTGCATCAAAAGACTACCAGACATACCTTGAGAAGAACATTCTACAACTGACTTACAAGTCATTTACTCAGGTTGTTATCTTAGGTAGCAGCACCTTTGTGCCATTTATGCAACTACCTGCTGCACACAGACGTGAGGTGATTGAAGATCTGTTAGACATTCGTATCTTCTCAACCATGAACAATCTACTGAAAGATCGGTTCAAGATGAACGAGGTTGATTGTCGTTCTACTGATCGTGACATTGTGTTCAAGCAGCAGCAGATTGAGATGCAGAAAGACTTTCTCAACGAACTCAGAGCAAACCATAGATCACGTATTGATTCTGCAAAAGTCAAACGTGAAGATTTGACTGATAAGAATAACATCATGCAGATGGAAGTTAAGAATCTTAACTCAATGCATAAGGAAAAGACTCAGCAACTTGGTGATTTGACTGAGGCAGTCAAGACCATGGATCAGATGAAGTCTATTCGTTGGAAGATTAATGATAAGATTAAGACAGGTGACAAGCAGATTCAGTTCTATACTGACAATCATACCTGTCCTACATGCACTCGTCCTATCGATGACTCTTTTCGTACAGAGCAACTAGCAACTCTTGATAGGAAAGGTATTGAATACCATGGAGCACGGACTGATCTTGATACTAAGATGCTCTTTTTGCAGGAGAAACTAGATGATTTTAAATTAAAATCTGATGATATCCAAACATTGTCCATCGAAATTCAAAATAAGAACTTTACAATCTCCAAGAACAATGATATAATTTCAGAGAAAGAGAAGGAGATTGTGACTCTTGAGGAGCAATTGAGTTCTCAATCCAAGAGTGTAAAAAAACTTTCTCTCTTTGAGAAAGAACTTCTGGAGTTGCAAGGAAAACTAACGTCATCCAAGAAACTGCAGCATTGTTACACTCTAATCTCTTCTCTCCTGAAAGATGATGGTATCAAGTCTAAGATTGTAAAGACTTACATTCCTGCTATCAATCAGAGAATCAATAGTCGTCTACAATCCATGGACTTCTTTGTCAACTTTCAACTTGATGAAGAATTTAATGAAGTGATTAAATCTCGTTTTCGTGATGACTTTACTTACGCATCATTTTCTGAGGGAGAGAAGCAAAAAATAGACTTGGCATTGCTCTTCACCTGGAGAAGTATTGCCAAGATGAAAAATTCAGTTAGCACCAATCTTCTTATACTTGACGAAGTTTTTGACTCTAGTCTTGATGCCACAGGTACTGAAGATCTTTTGAAAATTCTTAGAGACTTATCAGAAGACACAAACATCTTTGTCATATCTCATAAGGGAGAGGTGCTAGTTGATAAATTCCCTCGTATAATTAAATTTGAAAAGCATCAAGATTTTTCTAAACTTATTGTGGAGGAGACGTGATTTCTAAAACGTATCAGCATAAATAATGCCTGGTAACAATTTTGACAAATATGTATTTGGTGGTTTTGAAATCACTAACGTAAACATTCTTAGACTTATTTCTGATCTGGAGGGTTCTTACCAACTACTCAAGTACATGGGATTTAAAGAAGACATGGAAACGTTGGAGGAAATGAAAAAAAGATACTATAAGAGATACTTCCAAATCGTTAAAGAAAATAAAGCTAAGGGAAATGAATGAAAATTAACCTTTGGTATTGCAATGACATGGGTCAATGGAGGTGGACACTGATCGATGATCATACTAGTTCACCCCAGATGGAGTCTGGTCAGCAACCTTTTCTTCGTGATGCTATGAATGATGTTGCCACCACTGTAGAATACATGCTAGAGACTAAACAATAATGAATACAAAACAGAAGCCAGCACCTCAGGGTCAGTATAAGCATCCCTGGTACAAGGCAGTTGAGAAAATGCAAGGACAGAAGAAGAAGTGACCACCACCCCTTGACTGGGGTCTTTTATTGAGATATACTGATTACATCAGGTGAGGAACTGGATGTCCATCGAAGTCAAGGGTCAACTTGCGAAACTGCTGGCAACAGAAGACCTGCTGATCGAACACCGTAAGGTATCGACAGCATCTTTTGATGTACAGAATCGTGTCCTAACACTGCCCATCTGGAAAGATTTGACTAATGATGTCTATGATCTTCTGGTGGGTCATGAGGTGGCACATGCTCTCTACACTCCAATAGATTGGAATGTCGATCATATTCCTCAGGCATACCTGAACATTGTTGAGGATGCTCGTATTGAACGAAAAATTAAAAAGATCTATCCTGGTCTCCTCCGTTCGTTCTTCACTGGTTATCAAGAACTTTGGCAGAATGATTTCTTCTCGGTCAGGGATACCAATGCTAATGCACTGCCACTGATCGATCGTATCAATCTACATTTTAAGATTGGTGATTACTTGATGATCGATTTCAATACTCAGGAGTCAGAGTTTGTTCGCATGGTTTCTGAGACTGAAACCTATTCTGATGTGATCACAGTTGCTGAGATGATCTTCAAGTACGTTGGTGACCAGCAACAGCAGCAGCAGTCTCAGTCTGGTCAGCAGGGTCAAGAACAACCACCTACTGATCCACCCACCCCCTCAGAGGCATCTCAGGAGATCTCTGAGGATGCTGAACAGCAATCCCCCAGTGCTACTGAGGTAGAACCTGGTGAGGGTGAGTCTAACGTCCGTGAGGGTGGAGTTGAAGCAGGTGATACTGACCGTGCTTTAGAAGAGAATATGGTTGATTTGAATGATACCAACTCTAGAGATTGCACGTATGCAACTCTACCTGAGTACAATCTTGATAATATTATCGTAGATTACAAAGAAGTTATTGTTCACATGGAAGAGAGATTGTGGACTGATCCTGGTGAGTTCTATGAATATCATAGATCTTTTGTTGAGAGTGATCTGAAGAAGTTTAGAGATTCTTCAATCAAGACTGTCAACTATTTGGTAAAAGAATTTGAATCAAAGAAGGCAGCAGATGGATATGCCCGTCGTGCAACTTCTCGTACAGGTATGCTTGACATGTCTAAACTGCATACTTACAAGTGGAACGAGGATGTCTTCAAAAAAATCACTACGATCCCAGATTGTAAGAATCATGGAATGATTTTCTTCTTGGATTGGTCTGGTTCAATGTGTAATGTTTTGAAGGATACCGTAAAACAACTGATGAACCTTGTATGGTTCTGCCGTAAAGTTGGTATTCCCTTTGAAGTCTATTCTTTCACCGAGAGTATTCACTATGGTGATTCATATCTTCACTCAATTGACAATCTAAAAACAGGTGACATCTTTGTCACAGACTCTATGCACCTCACCAATTGGTTGAGCAGTCGTTCTAGCAAGTCAGAATTTGAAAAATGTGTAAAGTATCTGTGGGGACAAGTCACTACTGATTGCCTTGCCAGTTATAAGTTTCAACTTGGTGGCACTCCTTTAGCAGATACTATTCTGATGACACCCCAGATTGTCAAACGATTCAAGAAAATGAATCAAGTTCAAAAAATGTCCTGCATCTTTTTATCTGATGGTGAATCTTGTATGCTTCGCACTACTATCATTCGTGATCGTGAAGAGTATAATCACGAAAGGTCTCGTTATGAGACTACTGAAAAAGCATATGGTAGGCAAGTTCGTAATTGGGATCGTCTTATTCTTCGTAGCAAAAACTATACTGCCGAAGTTAATACTGACGGGTGTTCGGTTACTCGTGGCTGTCTTGATTATGTAAAGAAACTTATTCCTGATGTCAACCTTCTGGGTGTCCGACTGATCGAGAAACGTTCTATCAAATGGTATCTTCAGTGCTTGAATGCAGATTATACTGACAGTAGTATTGATAGACAGTGGAAGAAAGAACGTTCTGTTTCTGTCAAAAATGTCGGATATGATCAAGTTTATTTACTTTCACTTGATAAATCATTAGGTAGTGATGCAGAACAGATCTCTGTTGATGATGGTGCAAGTAAGGCACAACTTACCAAAGCATTTAAAAAGCACATGGGATCGAAGATGACAAACAAAAAAATTCTTACAAACTTTATTTCACAAATCGCATGAAGTGTAAGGTTCAACTATACGTTGCTGGCAAAGTCTTTGATGAGATCGTAATCTGCAGAGACTACCAACATGCAAAAGAAATTGCACTTGCGAGAAATCCAGGTGCCACGGTGGTGGGTGTGACAGCAGTGTTCACCTGACAGACTGTCCCAATGGGGTTCCCACGCAACCCTTCACATGCTATAATTTATAGGTACTCAAGAGAAATGGATTCAATGCCTGCCAAGTCTACCCTGACCACAGAGCAGATTACTGATTACCTAATCAGTAACTATGGTAGTAGTGTTACTACAGACTCTGTTCGTGCAGCTGCAAATTACTTTGGTACTTCGTACCCAACTGTTTGTGCACGTATCGAGAACTATAAAGTTTCTCGTGGTAACTGGCAAATCAATATTGACAAACTAGAGAAGACATACAATGCACCAGTATCTCCCAAGGAGGATATGAATTTTGTTCCGACTAAAGATGAGACCTTTGTTCCTTTCGGCAATTTCTCTGATCTAAAAAAGATCATCAAGTCTAAGATCTTTTACCCTACGTTCATCACTGGATTGTCTGGAAACGGAAAGACTTTTGGTGTTGAACAAGCATGTGCACAACTAAATAGGGAACTCATTCGGGTGAACATCACCATCGAAACCGATGAAGATGACCTTATTGGTGGTTTCCGTCTTGTTGATGGCAACACTGTTTGGCACAATGGGCCAGTCGTCGATGCTCTGGAACGGGGAGCTGTGCTGCTTCTAGATGAGATTGACCTGGCATCTAATAAAATCCTTTGTCTACAGTCTGTGCTTGAAGGCAATGGTGTCTTCCTGAAAAAGATTGGTCGTTATGTTCGACCTACAAATGGTTTCCAAGTGATTGCTACTGCAAATACTAAGGGACAGGGTTCTGATGATGGTCGTTTTATCGGCACCAACGTACTTAATGAAGCATTCCTAGAACGTTTCCCTGTAACCTTTGAGCAGTCCTATCCTTCAATCTCTGTAGAGACTCGCATTCTCCAGAATGTGTGCGACAAGTTCAGCATGTGTGATCCCGATTTCATCGAGAAACTGGTCACTTGGGCAGATGTGATTCGCAAGACTTTCTATTCTGGTGGTGTCGATGAGATTGTCACTACCCGTCGTCTAGTCCACATCGTTCAAGCATACAGTATCTTTGGTGATCGTATCAAATCAATCACCAACTGTGTCAACCGTTTCGATGACGATGTGAAGCAGTCTTTCCTAGAACTCTACACTAAAATTGATGCTGGTGAGACTCTGGTTGACAATACCGTAGAGTTCTGATAGAATACAACCGTTACATTATGTCCAACATGAACCGTAATTGGAAGTACAATGAAGAAGAACTTCTAAAAGAGTTAGGGGAGTATATCTCCCAAACCTACAACCAGCACTATTCTGCTGGTGATGAAAAGATCCAAACTCTAGATCTGATCGAAGCTTGTGGTGATGGTGAAGCATTCTGCCGATCCAACATTCTCAAGTATGCCTCTCGTTATGATAAGAAAGGCACCCCCCGAAGAGATATCATCAAGATCTTGCACTATGCAATCTTGCTGCTACACTTCTATGATAAAAATGCAAACCTTGAGGAGTATCCCAACTGATGAGTAAAGTAAAGGTAAGTAAGGATCTGATTGACATCCTTAAAAACTTTAGTACGATTAACAAATCAATTGTTATCGAAAGTGGTAATGTGGTCTCCACTCTATCAATCAACAAGAACATTCTTGCAAAAGCAACTGTTACAGAAGAGTTCTCTAAGCAAGTTGCTATTTACGACCTTGGGGTTTTTCTGGGTGGTGTTAGTCTGTTTGATGCACCTGTCTTTGATCTTGAGTCTGATTCGTTCGTAACAGTTCAGAATGAGAAAGGTCGTTCAAAGTCTAGGTATTACTATGCTGATCCTGAGATTATTGTCAAACCTCCCAGTAAGGACATCCAACTGCCGTCTGTTGATGTTGAGTTCTTCCTGCCTTCTGAAGAGTTGCGTAAACTGCTGATTGCATCTTCAGTCTATCAGGTTCCTGATCTCTGTGTGTACTCTGAAGATGGTAAGATTCAGGTCTCTGTCCGAGATAAGAAGAATGACACCAGCAACTCATTCAACGTTACTGTTGGAACTACCGATGATGAGTTCTGCTATTGCTTCAAGGTTGAGAACCTTCGCATGATCCCAGGCAGTTACAATGTTGAGATTAGTCAATCATCGGTTGCACTTTTCACCAATAAGGACCATGATGTGAAGTATTGGATTGCACTTGAACCATGAACATTTTCGTATCCCACCAGAGTCCGATTGAGTCTGCCCACGTGCTGCCTGATAAGCACGTTGTCAAGATGCCTCTAGAGACTTGTCAGATGCTTGCTATCGTTGCATCTGATCAATGGGGTCACGGATATGGTACACTGCCTAAGATGAATGGTGAACCCTACAGTACAGAGAAGGGTGCGTTTCGCAACCACCCATGTACTATTTGGGCAAACGCATCAGTTCACAATTCTTGGTGGTTACTCTCTCACGGTTTTGCACTATGCAAAGAGTATCAACATCGATTTGCCAAACAACACTCATGTCTCAAAACTCTAACTGCAGCAACCAAAATTTTCCCACAGGGTGATGTTCGTCTTGTCACACCTTTCGTAAGAGCAATGCCTGATGAGTTTAAATATGACACAAGCATTGACACTTTTACTGCTTACAGAAAGTACATTAGCAGCAAACCTTGGGTTGCATCTAATTATCTTCGTGACGAATCCCGCAAACCAGATTGGGTGTATTGAATGAGACACATACTATTTACCCTTAAGGATGCAAACGCAGACCTTATGGATGATGAGAGTTATGTGAGGGACATCGTTTATACGGCATCCAGAAAGTGTAAGTCTACTTTGCTTTCTTTGAACTCACATAAGTTTCAACCTCAGGGTGTGACCTGTGTTGCTATGCTTGCTGAGTCTCATATCAGCATTCATACTTGGCCAGAATCAAGAATGGCAGTTTGTGATGTCTTCACATGTGGAGACCACACTACACCTGAAGATGGTGTAGAATATATGAAGATGATGTTCGATGCTAAAGACATCATCTGTAATGAGTTTAACCGACCTTTGGAATGATTTTTGAATGACTCGTAATGATTTTATCTGGGTTGAGAAGTACCGTCCCAGAACTGTGAATGACTGCATCATGCCTGATGCATCTAAAAATGTTTTCCAATCATTCGTAGAGAAGGGTGAGATTCCCAATCTTCTTCTGGCAGGAACTGCTGGTGTTGGTAAAACTTCTGTTGCAAAAGCACTGTGTGAAGAACTCGGTGCAGACTATATAATTATTAATGGATCTGATGAAGGACGTTTTCTTGACACAGTACGAAATCAGGCAAAGGGGTTTGCTTCGACCGTATCACTACAAGAGTCTGCTTGCAAGCACAAAGTCATCATTATTGATGAAGCTGATAACACAACCAACGATGTACAACTCCTCCTACGGGCGTCTATTGAGGAGTTTAATCGCAACTGCCGATTCATCTTCACCTGCAATTACAAAAACAAAATTATCGAACCTCTCCACTCCCGATGCTCAGTGGTCGAGTTCTCAGCTCGAGGTCCAGAAAAAGCAGCACTGGCTGGACAGTTCTTCAACCGTGTCAGGACTATACTTGAGAAAGAGAATGTACAATTTGATGACAAAGTTGTCGCACAATTAGTACAAAAACATTTTCCAGATTTCAGACGTACTCTCAATGAACTACAAAGATATGCTGCTACTGGGGCAATTGACTCTGCTGTCCTTGCTTCTGCAGATGATCTCAATATCAATGGACTTATCTCATCACTTAAGAACAAGAAGTTCGGAGAAGTTCGTAAGTGGGTAGTCCAAAATCTGGACAATGATACTGCTCTCCTATTTCGCAAGATCTATGAGGCAACCTATATTCACCTGAAACCAATCTCGATTGCACAGTCAGTCTTGATCTTAGGTAAATATCAATACCAAGCAGCATTTGCTGCTGACCAGGAGATTAATACCCTGGCATGTCTAACTGAAATTATGATGGAGTGTGAATTCAAATGAACGTAAAATTAATCCGTATGTGGTCTGGTGAAGATGTCGTCTGCGATCTACTAGAGACCAAAGAAGACACTATTGTCATCACCAATCCTATTGTTGCTGTACCCTCAGGTAAGGGTCAGATGGGTTTTGCTCCATGGTCCCCTATTCTTAAGGGCAAGAATGCTGAACTAGAGATTCCTAGAACCTATGTGGTCTATATCTGCGAGACTCAAGATGAAATCGTAGAGCAATATACTGGGATGTTCTCAGTTCTTCAGACCCCACAGAAAAAATTGATTG